TCACCTTCACCAGAGCCAATGCCGTGCATTGTATGGCCTGTACCACTACCATCATTGTAGTAGGCAGCAGCCTCAGCATGTAGGTTAGCATCACGTAAGTCACGGCCAATAGCCATGTGACGAACTACAGCACCAGCTGAGTGCTCTTGCGCTAGTGAGCCATCAATAGCTCGGGTAATTGTAAATGTATTAGTAGATACCGCCGTGGCATCAATGATTTCTTCAAGAGCTGTATCTGGGTCGATTACCAATGTGAAGGTACGACCTGCTGGGATTGTTACACCACCGAGCAATCCAGTGCCCGATACAACCGTCATGGTTGTCGCACCGGATGTAATTGTAGATGTCAGCGTTGATTGCTGAGAGCGGGACGAGTATTGGCGAGTTGTCATTTATGTTCCTATCGGGTATAGTGAACTCGTGGTGGGAATTGGCCTTGTTGCGCCTTTACTTCCTCGTTGAGGCGTTGTGTGTAAAGTGCGAAGATTTGTCTAACAACGCTAGATACCGCACCGAAGCTGCGCTTAGCATCAATCTCATCTGCTTGAGGAGCAATCTGAGAGGCACGTGCTGGGTCTAGATAGGTGAGCAATCTGTATACTGCTCCTAGTACTACGACATCTTTGACTGATAACGATAGTCCCGTTACTGTTACGAAGTCATCGTTGGCGTTTACGAACTCTGATGGACGTGTGGCATACATCACTTTAACTGTACGTCCAGCTGTAATGTAGTCACCAATAGTTACAGTCTGGCTATTGTTTCCCCATACTGCACTGTCAGCTAGCGGGTCCCAATCCCAGCGACGGACACGAATCCATTCCTGGCTTGGTCCTACATCTTGCCACATCATTGTCAGGATGTTCTCGATGTTTAAGTCTTGGAACTCGTAGGTTGTTACCGGTGGGTTATATGTAAATGATGTTTGCTTTACTGCAAGCAATGAGGAGCTGATAGCTCTGATTGTATCATTGATTGCTTTCTTGACTACATAGCGAGGGAAGATTGGGGAGATAGTTACCTTAGCATCTACCGCATGTGTTGACGCAGTTGTGCCTAGATAGCCACGCCCATAAGGGGCGATGGTGGCAGTATTTGCAACACGGTCAAATGAATCCACCCACAACAACTCTTCATCAATTTCAATGATACCCTTACCGACGTTATCGGTAGAGCCTAAGCTGATGACGAGAGGAGAAGAACTAGGTGATGTGAGTGTAGTCACAGCAGAAGTCAGATATGTGCTTCTATCTTGCTGGTATGTATATCCTGATAGATTAATCAGGACTTCATCTACCATTTCGGAGAAAGTGTAACTCATATGTTTATGCTCCTAAGGGCATCGGTAGGTGAAAGATTAGTTGTTCCTGCTAGCTCGTTACAGATACCGCCTAGAGCTTTATAGTCGTCAGGTTGACGGTTAGCATCAGCAGCCTTGTTCAAGGCAGCAATCAAAGCTAAACCTGTTGTACCTGCATAGTCATTGGCAGCAGCAGTAGGTGCCTGATATGCGGTTAATGCCGGATATGTCCCACCATTAGCTAAGCGATTTAGCTCGCTAGTAAATGAACTACCTGCTGTGCCTGTTGCCATTATCTATACCTCGAAGTTTTCTTTGCTATTGTTTTAGGTTGCTTAGAGAACTGTTTACCTTTGCGTAAGTCTTCACGCTTCTTTGCTGACGTCTTAGCATACTCGGAAGCTGATAGCTTCGCTCTTGCTTTCTTTGGAAGGTATCTCTCTCCGGTAGCCTTGTCACCTTGAGTGCTAGGCTTGCCTGACTTCGTACCCCAGTCTTCTTTAGTCCATTTACTTAAAGACTTTTGCTTACTGGTTTTACTTCCTGAATATCCCCCACCAGCTTTCTTGTATTCTTGTGCTACAAGCTGTGCTTTGCGAGCGGACCATTGGCCTGGCTTTCCGCCCTTACCACTTGCCATAACTTTCTTTTTGATGCGCTCGCGCAGCGCTGGATTTGTGTAAGCCATATTAGTAAGTCTTGTAAATTCTATCGACTTCTTTTGTTTGCTTAATGCCTCTGTACTTCTGAGCCTTAGTTAGTTTAGGCTTAGGAGCAATTGGTTGAATAAACATATCTGGTTTCCCTGGATTCTTAGGACCTGGAATTCCTCGGTTCATTCCTGATGCTGGTGATGCCATTATGGTCTCCTACCACTTAACTTTATCAGCCCAATAGGCTGCGGACATTTTGCCCTTTGCTATGTTCTTGCTATGTCTTGCTTTAAAAGAAGCACGCTTCTTCTTCATTCTGTCAGACTCTCCAGCCTTAGGAGCACCTGCAGTCTTTGCACCTTGCTCACCGAAACGGATAGTCTTTACTTTGTCCCCAACTTTAGCCACAACTACATGTGACTTCTTCGGGTGATTAGGAGTGCGCTTAGGTTTATTGTAACCTGAGACACCGGCTCTCTTAAGCCTTGAGTCCGCTTTCTTTTCCATACTCACCATACTTTCCTAGTACCTTTTGAATCCTGCCGTCTTTTCTAAGGCGCACCACATATCCATCTTTAATCTGGACTGGGTTAAACCCATGATGCGCCTTACCCTTACCGGAAGACATTACTTCTTTTTCTTCTTGGCCATGCCTGCCTGTGACAGGGCAATGGCTACTGCTTGCTTCTTAGACTTTACCTTCTTAGAAGACTTGCCAATATTGAGCTCGCCTTTTTTAAACTCACGCATAACCTTAGCAACCTTCTTCTTAGCTGCTGCCTTCTTCATCGATTGCGTCCTCTTTTGTACTTAGCGTACTCATTGGATACATCAGATGAGGAGCCAGACTTTCCACTCAGGATAGCCTTAGCTGCTTCGACAAGTTGCTTGTCCAGGTTCTTGCTTGCTTGGTTAGCGTTGCGAGTAAGAGCTGCTTTGTCCTTCGGATTGCCACCCTTGAAGTCTTGCTGTGTTGTTAGTGAAGTTCCAATTGCTGTAGGAATATCACGAACCTCACGAGCAATTGTCCTTGCTCGCTTAACCACACCTTTAATTGGGTTAGCCATATTACTTCTTCTTTGCCATCTTCTTGGCAGCTTTCTTCTTTACTGCCTTCTTCTTCATCATTTTCATTTCTTCCATCTTAGCCATCTTCTTACCCTTGGCTGTGTATGGGAATTTCTTGTCGCCTACCATTGGCATGTTATACTCCTAGTTCTTTCATTACCGCTGCTGATTGTTTAGTGATTGCTTTTGCCGGAGGCATCTTGCCAGCATCATATGCTTTGCCTAATGTCTCACTAGCCTTTACTGCTTCCTGGATTTTCTTCATTGAAGTTCCAGCTGGTTGAATGCCTTGAGCTCTAGCTTCTTTGTAGGCATCCAATTCTTTATTGAAGACTTTATTAGGCACAGTCCTTCGACTGTCCGCGTCTCCTGTATTCATCTGGAGTGATAACCCCTTGCACCCAAAGCATCCGTCCACCGGTTCAGGGTGATGTTCCCAATGTTTCATAGTTCTGTAAAGTTCTCCGTCGTTACTCCAACATTACCATTGATTAAAGATTCACGAGTAGCATCATCTACTGTGTACTCATATCCACCGCGATATGCGACAGGGTATAAATCCAAGTCACCATCTACAGGGAATCTGATTTGCTTCCATGTCCCATTGGTCTGTCGAACAATGGAGATACCTCTATCGATTTTATAGAAGTAAAACAAACGAGACTGACCAGCAGGACCTTCTAGTACTGTTGGTGTCTTGAATAGCCATTCAGTCATAAGTCCTCCTTAGTGAACTCACCCCGAAGGGTAGGTTTCTAGGCCTACCCTGCAGAGTCAATCAACTAGAGAGCAGCGATTGAGGAACCAGAGGTGATGCGATACAACGCCTCGTCACGGTATACTGCGAAGCCGAGTACGCCGTACCAGCCCATTGGGCGGAAGCGCATCAACTTGTCAGTTACGTTACCGATAACGATGTGTGGCTCTTCAGCAACGGCTTCTGCCATAGCCTGAGCACCGCAAGCGATTGTGTCGAATACACGAGTTACTGGAGTTACAGTTACAGTTGTTGTAGCGGTAACAGCAGCTGTGTTAGCTGTGTCTACAGTGATGGTTGTGGTTGAACCAGATGTTGCGATTGCAGTAATCTTTGCACCTGATGCGATACCAGTTCCAGCAATCTT